TCCAACGGTCCGTATCGTAGTAATCTAAATCGCCAATTAACGCCGTGCTAATTGGGTAATTGTGTATTTCGTTCGCCATAATTTAAGATATTTGTTTAATTCCTCCCGTTGTCATTTGTTTATTTCCTCCCGTTGTCGTTTGTTTTCCTGAAACCGCAAACGGCGACGTACAGGCTTTTATTTTCGTTGTAAATTTACAACCATTTTGTAGATTAATTTTACTAGGATCAAAAAAACATTCCATACGCGCAATTGACGGCGTTGGGTACGTTATAGCCATTAATAAACCACTCAACGGACTTAACGGATTTTGTAAATTTCCGTCAAAATTAACCGCCGTTGAGCACCACCACCTCGGCGAACTTTCCGTAGGTTCCACCGTAATTTGGCCCCAAACATTTGTCGACCAATTTGTACCGTCTAGTAATTCGTGAGTCGCTACGACCCGCATTAATCCACCCTCAACAACCACCCCGACGTTTTGATTTGTCGCGTCAATATACAACTCAATTGTTTGAAAAACGTTCGGGTCGTGATCGTAATCGTTTATTCTCAAAGGATCCGTATAAATAAACGCTAAATTTTCCTTTACTAATTGTAAATTTAAACGTAAACTCCACGGCGATTGATTGCCGTACGGTACCCAATTTCGGGTTTGATTATTTGGGAAAAAATCTGCGTCCGCGTTAATTTGTGGGAGCCAATATTCCCAACGGTATAAAAACGGGAAATAAATTTTAACCCCGTATTCCGTAATCGTGTCGTTTGTCGGATCCAATTCTAAAAACGCGTTTCGTTTTACGCTTGTCGTTTGAAATTGATTAAATACAGGAGCCGTTAATCCTATTATATATTTTCCGGCAACCTGTGGAATATTTGCAATTAAAAAAGTTACACTTTGTAACGTGAAAGCCTCATTTGTGAGAAAATTCCATGCCTCAATTTTGGCGGTAAAATCCGTGCAAAGTGAATTAAACGGTATTCTAAAATTTCCAAAAAAGGCTAGGTCGTCTTCTATATTTGCCGTATAGCTTAATTCAATTCCTGAGCCCGTAATTACATTTTCGCTATGATCAAAATAATCGGAATTTTGTAAAGTTAAGGGACCACCAACCGCCGGTTGTGTAATTAATTGATCGCTATAAACCAATAAATTTACGTTACCATAACGGGCCCAAATATAGAACAAGCGGTCCGTGTCGGTTCTACCTTGCATGAATGTAACAAAGTTAGCATTTGGCGTAAAAATAAAATCGATCGTTTGGATCGTTCCAACTGTCGTAATTCCTGTAATTAAAAAATCGTAACCCGCACCGAATTCGTTAGTTTCTGACGTAAAAGCCGGTCCTATTGGAATCGACGTAGGAATCAACATTCCGATTTGGCTTTGTGTAAAATATCTATTTTTATAATAGGCCTCATCGTCGGAAATATAGCACGAACCAAAACCATAATTTAAGCTAGCCGAATCAACGACAAATTGCCCAATTGTCGGTACATCGTAGGCTATAAAATTGATAGCCTGAACCAAACTAGCGTCGATTAATTCCAAATTAAAGGCCTCATCGAACCAACCGTTATTTGCATCGTCGGAAATAATTGTAGCTAAATTTGCGTAAGGTTCTCCGACCAAACTTTGCCAATTCATTTGGACGTATAATTTTAAACTATTGGCGAAATTAAACGGCGCTTGTGAATAAATTCCGGATTGCGTAACCCTTATTTTTAACGTGTAACTTCTAACCGTAGCTGTAAAACTCGTTAAATCTAAAATAGCCCTAATTGAAAACTGTCCCGAACTTTTACCAACCTGAACGCCGGTAACGGGACTCGCTAAAAGTAGATCAAATAAAAACGTAGTAACTTCTCCGTCAATTAAACTAAACGCGCTACCCGTTGTCCCGTTTTGAACATGATTAATATTTAAACGGCAACCTTCACGTGGGCGACTTAAAACATAAATAGCCATTATTTCGCCTACTGTAAAATCGTACCACGTAGGCACCGACGTAACGTCTAATTCGTCGCCTGTAACCGCCTGAACTACTGACGCCCACGTCGTAATAACTCCACCGCCTGAATTATATTTTATAAATTGTAAATTATCGCCTACTCTAAATCCTTCGTCTTGAAAATCGCCTCCGACCCACGTAATTATATTATTTACAGGATCCAAATTTAACAAAACTTGGTTTGAACTTTGTACGCTTATCGACTCCGTTAAGGTAAATTCAATATTTTGTTCATCGCCGGCGTTTGCTTTGTAATAAGTTAAGTTAGTCCCGAAAACGTCTAAATACTGTTTAGTTTGGATTTGTACCGGCATACTCTTTTGCTATTTTCGTGATTATATCTAAATCTCTTTTATCTATTGCGTCTAATAATTTTTTATTGTCGTCAAAGGCTTTTTTAACAAGGTCGCCGTGTTCGTTGCTTACTTTCAACAACGCCATTTCGTTTAATTTAATCAATTTTTCAATCGATTGTTTTAACTCCTTTGCTATTTTTTCCGCTTCGTCCATTATTCGTTTATTATCTTAGTTACCACCTTACCGCTAGCCCAATTGTTTGGCTGTCGAAACGTTATTTGTGCGAAACTTTTTTCATCAATCCACTCGATTTTTAAAATTTCAGAAACAACGCCGTCTATATCAGCAAAATTATTATTTAGCAAAGTTACAAAATCTTGTGAACTTAATCGAACCCGACAATTTTCTTTAATAATAAATTCGTAATCCTGAATTTGATTAATATAGTGATATTTTAACCAAAGCGCGTGTGCTGAACAATTGGTTCCGAAACTTTCACTTTGAACTATTGAACCGCTTACAAATTGACTCGGTTTTGCGTATAAAACTTTGGTAGTCGAAAAATATTGTTGGCTAATTTTCATCGCTTTTTTACGTTCTCCGATTTGGGGCGCGTAATTTGTACCGCCACCGAAAACCCCTGTAACTGAATCGACCAACGTAAAAAATCCTTTTGCTAATAATTCAATCCAATTTAATTTGTCCTTTCGTGCTGCCAACGCGAACGGAATAGTAACCTCGTTTAGTCCTTTGATCGTTACTAAATCCGCATTTGTAACCGTAAAATTTGGCTCCGTGCTGTATTCCGAATCGTGAATTTTATACATATCGCCCTCGCAGGTGTGAATGTCGGAAAAATCGACCGCGTAGTGAATATAATAACGTTTCCAAATGTCCTCCGTATTGTAATAAAATTCATCTTCGCGCTCATTTTGTAAACTCAACGCCGGCAAAATTACGTTAGTGCTTTGACTTGCTAGCCAATCTCTACGCTCCAAACGGACCTCGCCGTTTCTTACTATTAATTGGCCGTTAAACATCGTTAGACACGCGTCTATAAACGTACCGACTGTTGGCGTAGTGTCCGACGAACTCGGGACCCCTTTATTAAAAGAACCCGTAAAGGAATTAAACGCCTCTTCAAATATAGATTGATTTCCTCTCACTAATGGAACGGGGCATAAATTCCAATACGGGTCGTTCGTTAATAAATCGGAGGCAAAAGTGTAACCTAAAAAATTACAACTTTTTTCTAATAATTCATAGAAACTGCACCCTAATAAATTTCGTTTTGGTGGAAATAATAAACTAAATAATTGGCCCGCTAAATTAATTACGGCAACTAATATAGCCGCGAAATATGCTAAACGCGCGACAACTTTTAAACTAGCAATTATGATAGCTGAAACGTTATAAGATACCGTTGGACCCGCCGGCGAAAGTCCCGGAATAGGCGACGAGGCGTTTATTAAATCAGTTATTGCCGTTGTTAATTCAATAGTCGCCTGTATTAATTCCTTAGTCATTATATAAGTCGAAATTGCTAGCGTAATTGCCGTTTCCAATTGATTGTCTTTTATAATAAAATACGGGACTTTTTTTGTGTCAAAAATAACGCCCTTACTTAGCATTAATTCAAAACTTGTCCCGTCGGCGTTTGTTTTAAAAGTTTCAATTGCTTTACGCCTTAATAAATTAACCTCTATTTCATGTTGGCGTATCTTTACGCCGTTCGTTAAATCGATATAATAATCAATTGAAACGTTACCGCTCAACTCAACTTTATACGGTATTCCCTCAAATAATCCAACGGCTAAAATATGCTGTTTAATTATATCCATTGCTTCGCGTGGTAAAATAATACTTTCAGTATTCAAATTTAAAATTTCGGGGTTCCCTGAAAAATCAGAAACTACGCCTATTTCGTTTCGGTTCCGTGGTGTTATTTCTATGCCGTTTAAAAAGTGTCTCATTTGCGTACTTTAAAGCGATTAAACGTCGTATTATTTCCTCGTTTGGTACTTTGTACTATTTCCATAAAAGAGCCCGTAATTTCGCCTAATTCGATATTAGTCTCGGGTTTATTTTTCATAACGTTTTTTAGTTCCTTAACTTCGTTCATTAATAGCGCAAAATCCAAACTTGACTGCACTTGTAAACCGCCGTTTATAGATTTTCCGTTTTGGTATTCCTGAGCGACCTTTGCTAATTGTTCATTTGTCAAATTTCCGATTTGTTCGTTTAGTCCTTTTGGAATCACGCGTTCGTTCGGGTGCAAAACCGCATGAAAACCGCCTCGGCCGTCAACGCCTAAACCATTTTTTCCGGTGTCTTCAGTTCCTTTTTCAAAGGCCGGTAAACTGCTAATAAATTGCTGTAATAAAACGGTGTCTTTGATCGTGTCGGCTAACGGATTTTTGCTACCGGCTTCGACCTTTTGTGAATAAGTGGAATAAACGCTTTCCGCTAGTTTAATTCTCGCCTGTCTTTTTTGTTCGGCTAATTTTTGACGGTTTCCTTCGTCAATTATTCGTTGCTGTTCGGCCATGGAATCCTTGGCGTTAATATTTCCACTATCCGCCAATGCTTTTAAACTTTCCAATTGTTTCTCGCTTGCCGAAATTTCCTTGTCTAAAATAGCGACTTTTTTCTCCGATTGTTTTGTAAAAAATTCGCTTGTTTGTTGGACCATTTTTTTAATTTCGTCTTGCCGTTCCTTTTCAGTTTTTACGGATTTTTTAGCGTTGTCTTTATCCAACGCCGCGATCGCCTCCGCTTGTTTTTTCTTTAATGCCTCAACGTCCCAACCGTATTGCTCCGCCTGTGCAATTAAATAAAAATATTTATCGTTAATTTCACGTTCCTCTAATTGGCGCGCTGTCATCGTTGCTTTTTCGTATTCATCGCGCGCTTTTTCCTCTAAATCCGCGATATTATTTAGACGTTCCGCTTCCTGTTTTTTACGTTCGTCAATTCTTTGTTGTTGGGTTTTGTCGGCTTCGTCCTCGATTGCTTTAATATCGTCCCAATATTTTTGATCAAGTAATAATTTACCTTTTGTTAATTCATCTTTTGCTTCTTTGTCTTTTTTAGATTTGTCGTATATACTTTGTAATTCTTCTTTGTCCCTCACTAATTGATTTGCCAAAATTTGCTCGTCGCTAACGTTTAGATCCTGACGAACTTTTTCTAATTCTTTTATTTTGGCTATTAATTCCGTATTTGTTAAAACTTCATTTTGAACGGCCGTTGTTATTTTTTCGGTTTGCGCTTGGTATTTTTTACCGCCGTCGGTAACTTTATTTTGTTCGTTTAATAAACTCATATTTTGCCCCGCCAACGCTTTAATTTCTGCATTTACTTTTGCAAGTTCCGCTGCCGTTGCTTTTTGCGTGGCTGTCGTTGTGGCGTTTAAACTTACTAAATTATTTTTAGTATCCGTTGCCACGTCGGAAAATCCTTGTCTTTGTCCTTTTATCGCTTGATCCTGTGCTTTTCCCGCGTTAAATTGCGCGTTTTGTTTATCGTTAATTGCCTTTTTTTCAAGTTCCATTTGTTTTAAAACCAAAGTATTAAATTGTTTTTCATTTGCCGCCAATTTTACTTTTATAGTTTGATATTTTATGTAATCCTGAACGGCCAAATTTAACTGCGCCTGAAACGCTGTTTCGTCGCTTAGATTTTGTAAAGTAATTCCATAATTTTGGTTAATTTCCTTCATTAATGTTTTACGTTCTTTGCTGTTTTTGTTTGTTTGTTTCAACTGCTCAACTAACATAATGAATTTACCACTTTCATTCGCGACCGCCGTTGCTGACTCTTTTTGTGCCTCCGCACGTGCAACCGCCGCGTCTTTTGCCTCTTTTTGCGCTTTTGTTTCTTTATTTGAAAAAATTAAATAACCGGCAACCGCCGCCGTTAACGCAACAACGCCCGCAATTAATAAACCGATTGGGTTTAATTTCATGGCTGTATTTAGTCCGGTTTGCGCAATTGTCGCTCCTTCAGTTACCGCTGTTTGCGCTACTGTTGCGCCTGTTTGCACAATCGTTGCGCCTGTTTGGGCCGTTGTCAACGCTAAATCCTCGGCATTTAGAACCGCCTGTTCGGTGTCAACAACCGCTTGCGCCGTGTCAACGGCCAAACCGGCCTCGTTTACGGCTGTATTTGTAGCCTGTGCAACCGTTTGTGCCTCAACAATTGCAACTTGTCCGGCCTGTGCGGTTGTTTGCGCTATCGTGGCTGTTTTTAATAGCCCCATTTTTGACAAAGCCGCCGTAAATCCGGCCTTTATTTCCGTTACCGTGTCGCCAATACCGCCTAAAACTTTCAACGCGTCTCCTAAACCCGCCAACGCCTGTAATTTTTGCATCGATTTTAGGACGTCTTCGTTCTCAACGCCTAATAAAACCATACTAGATTGGACCCCCTGAAACGCCGCAACGCCAACTTGCCCTACTTTTGCCATGGATCCGGCCATATTTTCAAGTCCCGAACCCGCGGTGCTTTTAATAACGGACGCCGTGTCTTGTATTTGGTCCTTTAATTCACCGGCTTTATTTGCCATCTCTTGGAATTTTGGGTCCGACGTGCTCATGTTTTGCATGGCTTGCGTTAATTCCCTTAATTGAACTTTTAAAGGCTTAATTGCGCCCTCGTAATTTCCAACGTTCCTAAAATTATCGCCTACCGTCTTATCAATCCGTTTTAATTCAGCGTCGCCTTTTTGCGCCTCCATTGTAACCTCGCGAAATTGCTGTTCTAACTTTGCGTAGGTATCCGTGGACTTTTGCCCGCTGTCCCTCATTTGTAATAAAGTCGCGGCTAATTCTTTTGATTGGTTTTTATAGTCCCTTGTATTTTTTTCTAATTGTTTGTAAACGCTCGCTTCGTTTTGTAGCGCTTTTGCAATTTTAGCGCTTGCGTTAATTTGTTTTTGTGCCTCCGCGTCCGCAATTTTTTTTAATTTAACCTCCTCCATTGTCGCCTGAATCACTAACTTTTTGGCCTGTGCCTCCTGTTTTTGTATCTCGATCGACTCGCGTTGTAATTGGTTCGCCTTTTGGGTAAAATTTGTAAATTCCTGTATTCCTTTTGTATTTGTAACACTTGAATTTTTCACGCCCTCTTTTACTAGACGTGCGGACTCCGACAATTCGGCTTTCATTTTGCCCAAAGTAATAATTGTATCCTCCGCGGACTTTCGTATCTTTAAAAATATATCCGCCTCTTCGAATATATCAGTTACACTAATTTTTTTTGCCATTGTTCATTTTATTACTTCGTTCAAACTCCTTTACTAAATCGAAATATTCCGACGCCGTTATATTTTTCGTATTAATCCAACTCCCTAACCATTTACTCAAATGAATTAAACTTTGTTCGATTGACATACCGACTCCGTTGTTATTCATTAACATTTTTAACGTTTCGATCTCAACCTCCAACAAAGTTAGTGTAAATCTGTCGTTATTAATTACAAAATCGCATTCCAACAACGCCTTTTTTTTCATTGCTTTTAATATCTTTAAATAGGTGGCGTTTAAACCCTGTTTATTAATGTAGTCATCAAATAGTACCTGCCACGCCTCAAGGTCGCTTAAATCGTTTCCTTTTGCCAAATTAAGCCTAACGTACTTTATTTCCCCTTGCGTACATTTCAACCAATTGTATAACGGAATTTCTTCAATATTACGATGATAACATTTTGACCGTTTCAATATATTTTTCAACCAACTTGATTTTGAATAACTCCAAATTTTCCTCGTTAAGTTTAAGAATATCCTCGCCATATTTTTGAAATAAATTTGTTTCCTCGCCTGTATCTTTATCAGTTTTAATTGGGTCGGCGTCAATTTCTAAGTAATCAACAAAGATATTAAAAATCATTGACTCATAAAAGGCGCCGGTATCGTGTAACGTATAATGAGAACCTTCTTTTTTTTCAGGGTTTAATTGTTCGGTATATGCTGAATAATAACCTAAAATATTTCCGTCGCCGTCTTGACCTTCCTTAAATAATTGATCTTGTCGAATTAAATCTAACGTCCAAATTTGGAATTTTTGGTCCTGTAAAACGTGTTTCCAAAACGTACGGTTTTCCATAAATTTAAACACATTTATAACCTCACCTAATACCGTATCCATAAAATCCATAACTTTTTTATTTTGTTTTTTGAGGCGCTAAAACCCTTATGTTTAGTGGATTTTTCATTATCTCCTTTTTTATGTATAATCTAACATCAAAGTATTAAAATCGCTTAAATCGCGTTAAAACTATATTAAAACGCATTTTGTATAATTGGCTATTTAACAAAAAAGGGGAACATTTGCCCCCCTTAATTACTAAAAATATCGCTAAAATTACACCGCTAAAAATGTAGTCTCGCCGATAAATCCGGTCTTAACAACTCGCAAACGATAGTCGTCTCCTGAAACGTACGCAGCCAATAAAGTATATTCGCCGTCGTTAATTTCACTCACCGCCGTTGGTATTAAAGCGGTGTTTGTTGATAAATTAAACAAAGCGAAATCCGCTAAAATTCCTCCTTTAAATCTCAAAGGATTAACCGCCGTACCGTAATCAAACGTCGCGTCGAATGTAATTGACGCCGTCGTAACCTGAGCCGTAACGTCCAAATTAACATCGATTAAACCGTTAAGATCGTTAAAGTCTTGACCCGCTTCGTCGCTTGTGATCATGTACATTGTTGACTCGTCAAAGAAACGATCGAAATCGAAACCTAACATTATTTTTTGAACCGTCGTGTCGGTAGCAAACATAAATTTAGGATCCCAACTTTGGTTGTCTACGGTTATTGGGTAAAGGTAGTTTCCTACTTTTGAACCAATTAAAGATCCGTTAACGTCAACGATATAAACGCCGAACTCAACGCAACGACCGCTTGCCAACTTTCCTAAAAAAGTAGGGGTTGAATCTGACGCCCACAATTCGCCTGCGAAACTTCTTTTACCTTGACGTAAAAAAGCCATTTTACCGCTGTTCGCTTCCTCGAAAACCGTATCCGCTTTTGCAAGTTCAACGTTTTCAAAATTCGGCAAAGGGTACCAACGCAAACTAGAGTCCGCTTGATTAATTAAAGACGACCATACCGGAGCCACAAAAGGCGCCGTTAAATCAATCTTGTTTGTTATTCCTGCATTCGATACCAACGGCACCAAAATTAGTTTTGACGTAACCGATTGAACCGGTACGCAATTAGGTTTTCCGGTATTCGATAAACCTACATTACAATTACAACCTACACTCATTTTTTTTGTTTTTTAAATTAATTAACATTTACAATTTTCTTTATATTTTTCCAATCCTATTCTTAATTCCACGCCCGATAAATTAGCGTCTAAAATGTTTTTAAACATACTCTCGTTTTGCTCAACTCCAAACCGGCTAAAAGTTATTATTTCGTAGTCCTCGATCGTTTTGTATTGTCGGGTTCGTGTTATGGTGTCCAATAATTCCTTAACTAGACGCTCCATTGGAAAAACAACTAAATCCAAATGATCCTCGGTATAATAATTTAATACGTTAGTCTCATCTAAAAAAAATAGCCTTATATCAGTATTAAAATCGAGCGTATTTTCGCGCCCGTATTTTGTTATTCGTAACGTTTGTAATAACCAAATTATTGGCGTTTTTTCTGTTACGTTTTTCCCTGAAATTGTCCACTCTCGATTTGTTGCTATTTTAGTTCCCGTAATCCAAAACGGCGACGGCAAATTAATTAGATCTTCTAAATCAGGCGCGTTGGGTGTAACGGGTGTTACTTTAATCCACTCATCAACGATCATATCCGTAATTCGGTATTCGTCGCCGGTGGCGTTGGTAACTGTTTTACCTATGCGCGCCCACTTAGTGTCGCAAATATTGGTCCGTAAATTAACCGAATCGTAAACGCCGAAAACGGTACAATTCATGTCTAAAACAATATCCTTTATTAATTGCGAAACCTCCTTTGTCATATCCAATAATTAAAGCCTTTAGGCTGTCCGTTAAACGTGTTAAAATGTCCTTTGCCAACGTAAACAACTTCGACAACCGCGTCGTCGTTACCGCCCGGAATGTGCTCAAAATCTCCGACCTCGTAATCAACGCCACCCTCAACAACTACTAGATTTGTAATTTCGCCGTTCGTAACCGATAAAAGCGTAAACGTCCCGTCGTTTGCACCGCCAACAACGGTTAGAATATCTCCGACCGTATAGCCTGAGCCCTTATCGACAATTACTAAACTACTAATACCGCCCAAAGTGTCGTCTACTATATTAACCGTACAACCTCCACCCGTGCCTCCTGTTGTCGCTAAACCAAACGCGGTAACGTATAGCGTGCCCGCTGTCGTTATACTGTTTAAAAAAGCGCCTCCGATTGGATTGCAGGTCGTTTGAACTATGCAACCCGAGCCAACTTGCAAAGGTGTAGCCGTTGTGATCGTTGCCGTAGCGTCGTTGTTGCCGTCTAATATCGTTACTATGTCGCCTGAAACGTAGCCGGTGCCCGCGTTGTCAACTGAAACGCTTAGAATACCGCCCGCGCCGTCGTCTATATAATCGACTGTTAAACCGGTGCCCGAACCCCCCGACGTTGAAACGCCGTTATTTGTCGCGTATCCGGTCCCAATATTCGCTACATTAATTACAGTTACTTCGCCCGAAACGTTCACCAACGTAACTAGGTCGTCGCTGTATCCTGTACCGGAATTGTAAAACGAAAACGAAACGGCTTGATTTGTGGGTAAATTAAAATTTAGATAAATGTAGTTTCTAATTGCCCTGTATGTCGTTACCGCTTCGTTATAACGCGCGTAAATCATTGTTTGTAAGGTATTCACAACCGAGCTATTTTCGGCTTTTGGTCGGACGTTCCCGTACGGTGTCATTTGATTAGATAAATCCTTTGAGTATTCGAAATAAATAAAACCTTTTAGCATGTCAATTACGCCTGCTGAATCTAGCATTTGGTACAAAGTTACATCCTCATAAAACGGAAAAAATATTTGTTTAAAGTTTGGCGAAATAGGCTCAAAATTGGCGTCTAAATCCGAAATAAATTCGGTATATAAAACGGCTCCAAATAATTGGCGTAAATATCTACCCTCATAAATATCTATATAAGATTGCAATTTAGCAACGTCATAAATTCCCGTGTGTAACTCGTATTTGTTTGTAAAATCAGCCGGCGTTAAAAACATAGTATTTTATTTTAATTTTCCTAATCCTTTTTTTAAAAATATCCTTAGCATTGCACCGGTAACTTCCCAAATCGTGCCCTTTTTCATCGTTGGCGCTTCGCCATTGCTTACAAAATGATACGTTTGATCGTCGTTAATTTCAATATCTAACTTTTTTACATCGCCGTCTTTTTCGAATTTAACGTCAATTTTTTTAGTGTCAATATCTACATTTAATTTACCGTTTTCGTCTCTGTGAATTTCTATATCTACATTTTTTGTATCTATTGAAACGTCCAAAGTTTTGCGCTTACGTGGTTTTTTTTCCATTTTAGACTAATTTATCGATTGTTAAATTATAGGGCTGCTATACAAGTTGCGAAAACTCCCTTAATAAACGCGCCTGTGTCGTTTGCTTTAACGTAGTTAACTAATCTAGCCTCGCAAAGTATAGTTACCATGTTTCGTTGAAAGTCGTCGTCTACGTAACCTACTGACATATTAACCGCCTCGCGAATTTTTACGTTTGCTTTTGAAAAATCACCAATTAAAAATGTGCCCGCTGTAATATTATTACTTTGTACAATAATTAAACCCGCGATCATCATCTCGCCTGTTGTTGGCAAAAATATTGGGTAGGTGTATTCGCCTGTGGTGGATTTTGTCAACTGAATAGCGGCAACGTCCGACGGGTGCAAAACAACGTGCGTAGGGTAAAAATTCAACGCCTCCGATTGTGATTTTCCAACGCGTATAACGTCGCTTACGTTCGGTTGTGTAATTGTACCGGCAAAAGTACCCGCAGCCCAAGTTGTTGCTGTTGAAACTAAACCTACTAAATCCGTACCGCCCGCTCCGTTGATTAATGAATAATCAATTTTCTGCTCAACGTTTGCCATTAATTCGATATTAACCTCACTAGATACAAACGCTAAATCACTCATCATTTCCTTAGAAACTTTTAAAGTCGCTGCTACTTTTTTAACCTCAACAGAAACTTCCTGATATTGAACTTGGCCTTGTGCTTTTAGAACCGCTTCAGCTACCCAAGCGCCCGTTGATTGTACGGTTTGTTGAATATACGTTACAAATTTCGAAGTCGTTGTGCCTACGTTTGCAATTTCTAAAATTCGTCTAGTCGGACGTGCTATACGGTTAACTTCAGGATCTAAAACGCTCAACGCGATATTTCCTGTATAGTCGCCTGTAATTGTCGTATCCGTTTTAACGTCTAAATTAAAGGTTTGGCCCTTTTCGATAGTGTCTAAAATCGCTTTGTGGTTATTAGTAAAACTTTTTACCATTGCTTGTCCTAACGAACGGCTCGGAGCCTCTACGTTGTGAACTGCTTTAGAACTCATCGCTTCAAGTTTTCCCTCGAATCTTGCGATTGTTTTTTCCATATCTGAATTCTTTTTATCCAAATTTTTAAGCGAATTAACCGCGCTTTTTAATTCTTCAACCTGCTCAACTGTTGCCATCGTTTCCATAGCTGAATCGAATAAACCGTTGATTTTTTCCAATACTTGTTCCGGTGTTAAGTTAGCGATAAAGTCCGCCTGTTCCGGTGTTAAATTTTCACTCATTTTTTTAAGTTTTTAAAATTAATATTATTTACTACTTTATTCCAATCAAATAAATTTTCGTCTTTTTTTATTGGCTCGCTAATTACGGAATAATTTTTTAAAATTGGCTCCGACAAAGCAAGTAAAACTAATTGACTATTTAAATATTTGATTTTCATCTCTATTTCGTACAAACGTTCGTCCGACCCTTTGCCGTTACTCAACGCCTTAACCTGTACATTTAATTCGTTTGTTATTTTATCAATGTAGGCCGTTTTATTTTGGCTTTTTATTACATCGATCACGTTAGTTTCTTCGTTAGATCCAAAAGTTACCGCGGACCCCTCGAATAATTTAACCTCGTTTATTTGGTGGTACCCGCCACCGTCAAAATTTTTGTCCTCAATAAAATTTACTTTGTCTTTTATATATTGGAACCCAATAGAATGTTCGCGTATAATGCCGTCTTCGTAATCCTTAAACGCGTCTTCGCCTAAAGTCGAACGTCCTAATTGAGCGACCGCAAATAAGCCTTTTACATCCTCTTCTAATCTTAAAAATTTACCAATCGGTTGTTGCCAATCGTGGTGCCTTAAAAAAGCAATTTTACGATTTGTTATTGAGTCGGGACCACGCTCTAAAATTGATTTTGTAAACGCGCCTTTTGTGATCACGTCGTTATCGCTATCGATATTGTCGAATATTGATAAGTAAACCGCGACCTCGCGTTTTTCGCTGTTTAAATCCTTTATTTCGCTAGCCTGTTTTGTGCTGTAAATATTGTTTTTCATATTTGACTATTATTTACTGTTATAATTTCGGGTTTTGCTGTAATCATAGTTTCGGCAATTACGCGTTCGTAACCGTAGTAATTAACTAACGTATTAACCGCCGTTTCTCTGCTCATTTGATTAGTTGAAACCGCGGTATTTATTGCAATAATTCCGTTTAAACCTCCGACGGTTCCTCTTAGTTCCGTTTGTGCATTAATAAGGCCCGCCAATTGCGCCTCTTTTGGATCCGGTTTAATTATTTCAACGCCGAATTCCTGAGCCACGTATTCAGGTGTTAAAATTCCGTCCCTAACTAAGATCGAATAGCCCTCGGCTTGCGTTTTAATTGCCGTCGCCTTCATTTGTTCGTCGTCTTGTAATATTGGTAAGTGGCTAAAATCAGCGGTTAAATAATAGCCCTCTTTGTCAAGTCCGAATTGGTGCATTAAAGCGTCGTACATCGCTTGCGTTTCGGGTATAATTGTATCTTGATAAACCATTTTAATACTTTCGCGAACGTTGTCAAATGTACTGCCTTTGTCGCTGCTAAAAATATTGGCGTTCATTCCGTACGTGTCAATAATAGCCAATTTGTCCGCGCTTAATTCCTCGAATAGCATTAAGTCCTTAGTCGGAAAACTCATAGGCTGCCAATTAACCTGCGCCTCGGTTATAATTAATTCGTCTTTTTGTCGTTTATACCAATCGCGCTGAATAGTGTTTTTTTCTTCAGGCGTCATAGGTATCGCCCCGCCTAGATCATTTTGCTGAGCGCTTAAAATTCCGATCGCTCCGATATTTTCTAATAATACGTTTCTTTTGTGATATTGGGCCCGTATATTTGATAAAGGGTATTTTAAAGTGTCTATACGACTAACCGGTTTAACGACGTTCATGCCGTCGTCTGTCGTTAAATAAATCATATCAACCCACGGTATATTTTCGTCGGTGTTGTCGTCGTATCGGAAGGTGAACTTGTCGATTAAATCGTCCGCGTCCATAAAATTTAAACGTTTTCCGGTGGTGTGAATTTTCACTTTTGACGCCGGCAACGGGACCATTAAATTTCGCACTCCAAACGATCTGACAGGCGCGTATGCGAACGAATTACTATATAAGGCGTCCTGAACTGACAAACTATAAATTACATCGCTCCAACTTTGAATTGCGTTGGGGTGCGCTATTAGATCCAACAGCCAATGTTCCTCGACCAAAACGCCGTCTTTGTCGTATAATAACGGAATATTTGTCGACATCATGGACGCCCTTTTATTTATTACGGTTCTAAGTTCGGGAATTTCTAAAAATAACCTCCAACTGTCTGTAGTGTCAATCCAAACCGCGTCTTTTTTTCCCCAAATTTGCGATTGAATCGGTAACATTTGGCGCGTTTGATCAATATACCTGCCTGTTTGATTGAATGTAACGCCGAAAAACCGTTCTAAAAAGTTAGTATCCATTAAAAAAAGTTATTAAATACAAAGTTACTATAAAATTTTTTTATTATTTACAAATTATTTTTAAACATTGATTGAATAAATATAGATAGCCCCGCCAAACAGTCGGGCGCGTCGTCGTTTTTGTTGCGCCCTTCCTTAGAATAGCTAACTAAATTCTCAATAAATAAATGATTTTCGGGCGTTTCAGTTTTCACAAAAATAATTTTGTTTTGAATCCAACTCGAATTCATAATTATTCGCGTGTCTTTGTTCGTGGTATTATGGACCTGTAAAATTCTAGTCGTTGGTGTTAACTTTTGTAATTGACGGCTAAACATTGCACCCATGCTATTTGACTCAACGCGACAATAGCTCGTGTTGTGATCGTTTAATTTTTGCGCGCATTTTGGAAGCGTTGTATCGGTATTCTCACGGCTAAAAACGTAATCTATTAAATACAATTGTTTGTTAATTAGCGCACAAACCGCTAATGCTGTAAAGTCTTTGCCTTGGTCCGCTACATCGATATAGGCTAGCGTGCCGTCTATTGTATTATTTTCTTTTATTTCGTCAAAATCCTGCTGAGTAATAAAGTTTAAATTATCAAATAACCGCCCCTGAATATCGACGGGGCTTTGTTGATATTCCGCTTCCCAAATATCCGGATTTGTGCGCTTTTTTTTCTCCAAATATTCCTCGGTTGTCATCACGTTTTCGCAAAACGACTCCATTTTGTCCGTTAAGGCGCTGACAATTATAGATTTTTCATAAATTTTTTGTTCTATATTAACTCCGATAACGTCTTTTAAACTCCACCGCGTCCCAATATCAATACGGGCGCAACCGCTCTCAAATCGTGAGTCGTGGGTGGATTGTTTCCATTGCAGAATTCGATCGTTTACGGTGTCGCTTAGCGCGTCTTCTAAACCTCGGTAAAGATCATCGGTAATCGCAACTTTTGTAGCTCCGAACCCAATAATTGTACCACCAACGCCGGCCCCGAAATAGCCAACCTGTTTAGAATAGTTTGTATTCCACCCTTGCAAATTTGCTTTGTCGTCGCTTAGTCTAACGTCCGGAAAAATAATTTTAAATTTGTCGCTTTTTACAATTGTTCGAACGTCGTAACTAAATTTTATGTACAAAGTAGCGGTACACGTGTTTCTCATTACTGAATCGGAAGGATTACGTCCCAACGTCCACGCGCAAAATAACGACGTTATGTAACTTTTGCCGGCTCGCGGTGGCATCGAAACTGACAAAGATTTTATTTTACCCTCTTCGACCTCCTGAAACGCGACCGCAATTTCCTGTAAAAATTTTCTATTGGTAAAAAAATCAGAATCGACAAACAAACAAAAGTCCCAAAATTCCCTTCGGCATATCTCGATTTGTAGCGCTTTTTTAAGTTCGTTTTTTTGTTCATTATTCATTAGCTAAAAACGCTTTTATTTCCTCGGTTGTTAACTCGCTTAAATCGACCGTTGTTTGTTGCTGTTCAATTTGCTGAATCGGAGCGCCGTATCCGGAATCCATTAAAGCCTTATAAGCGTTAACGTCGCCGTCCCTTGCTTTTTTTATGAGCGCTAACGTCATCAGGTCTTCTTGGCTCATCGTTTCGTTTTCGCCTGTTAATGGATTTTTTAAATTTTGATTAACTTCTAGCCATTGTCGCGCGATCGTGCTGCGGTTCCGTGTCCCTTTTGGGCGCCCGTTCGGATTTCCGCTTTCGCCTTTTTTAAATTGGTTTATATTTTCGTTTTTTATTGCCATTTTTCCCTGTTTTTAGCCTGTTTAATTTAAAATTTCGCCGTTGCGTTTTATCTCCAAAGTTGGGTCTAATTTTTTCATGCGGTTAATTATTACTTGACAATATTTCGGATCTAATTCTATACCGTAGCATTTGCGGTTTAGTTGGTGGCTTGCTACCATAGTTGAACCTGAGCCAAGGAATACGTCTAAAACTAGGCCATTTTCGGGACAACTGCTTTTAATTGCCCGTTGGCATAGTGGAATTGGTTTGGGTGTCGCGTGCCCGCCTTCGTCGCCTTGTCTTATATGCCTATCGAATTTCCAAACGTTGTTAAAATTATCGTGAGTATTATTGAAATAAGCCCGCGTTGAATAAAAACCGTTTTTCACTCCATTAAATCCGAATTTTATGTCTTCGTATTCGTTTTTTAGTTCCTTGTAATCCTTTTTAAACGCCTCAACTTTATTATTAATACACCAATTTTGAAAACTTTTATAAACTTCTAACGTTGGCATTGTCCACTGACTTTTTGAGGTCCAATGATCCCTGCTTATGTCGCTATGTCCGGCAACGCGTTTCATTGTCGGTATGTCCCAACCGGCTAGAATCCTTTGAGAAAGCAAATAGTCTCTTATTGGTTCCCAACCTTCGAAATAATTGTCCGAATTATTGTTGAAACCCTGAACGCCTAACATAACAAATAAACATTTTTCGTCTGCGGTTGCAAATGATCGCGTAGCCTCGGCATTTTGCCCTTGGCCGTGTCCTTTGTCCCACGTTATTAAATTCCTAAACGTTGCCTTTTGTTCTTTCATATACGGCTTTAATATTTCGCTATAAATATCCATAAGGGGCTCGTCTATACCCCAACAATAGAAACTTCCGTTTTCTTTTAGGTGCATAAATTGTAGGGCTATCCACTCGCGATTAAAATCTAATAAATCGGAATAATTTAAATTATCATTTAAAACGCCCTCACTTTCTTTTTTCATTCCGTAGGGGGGGTCGTTGTGAGCCATGTCGGCCTTTTCGCCGTTCATTAATTTATCTACGGAATCGCTATCCGTTGAGTCGCCACAAAGCAGGCGGTGTTCTCCTATCTCGAATAAATCGCCAATTACAATATCGGTAAATATTTCGTTTGGAATTTCGAAATTGTCCTCTTCGGCTTCTAATTCCTGAACGCTTAGATCAATTGGCAAATCGAGTCCCCAATCTGTTAATTTTTCGGTGTCCCACTCGTTAGCTAACAAGTCCCAATCCCACTCGCCGAAACCGACGTTGTCTTTTACGATAAATTCGTCTTTTTGTTCCTCGGTTAATTCAGCAGCCTGAACGATAAAAATTTCTTTTAGTCCGACTTCTATACACGCTTTTAAACGCATATTTCCACCCAAAACAATGTTGTTTTCGTCTACGACAATTGGGCGTAGTTCTAACATTTGCGGGAACTCCTCAATAGATTTTACTAACTTTTTAAACTTGTCGTCTTTTATTAAACGTGGGTTTTTCGGGTTCGTTTTAACCTCCGATATTTTAACTTTTTTAACCTCCATAAAATAAAAATTCAAATAATTTAATAATAAAATAAATAATTGTAACGGAAATAACTCGAACAAACGAATTAACTACGCCGGTTGTCGTTTCAAACCACCTTTTGAGCGTTATGGTGTCCAACCAAAATAAAGCCGTTAGAATCAATCTATCGGCAAAATAAACGCAAGTAAACAACGGGAGGAGTAAAACCCCAACCGTTATTTTTAATACTTGTATAATTTTAATTTTTGTAATTGTTTTCATTTTTCAAAATTACGTTTAATTTTCAATCTTTG